AATACTATTTTTCTTTAAACTTTCTTTTAATTGCTCTGGGGTTTGTACTTCTTGCATTGACAATAACCACATTTGCATTAAGACATTTTCTACATGGTCGATAACCATATTTCTAGCTGTTAATTCCACCGCAATATCTCTAGGGTCTCTATCTTTTGTTGATATTGTTCTATATAGGTCTATCATTTGACCTACTGGAGCTTGTGGGTCAAGCTCTGGAAGAAACATTTTTCTCAATACTTTAACTAAAGCATCATTATTCTTAAATGTTGATTTAATTATTTCTTGTTCTTCTTCTGTTATTCTCATTTGAGAATTTCCTTTTTGTTCACTCATTGTTTTAATTAATTAATTAATAATTATTCTTGACCTAATTCTTTATCGATATGAGAAGGTGTCATATCTGGTTCTGATGCGTCAACTATATTAACTACTGGTGCTACCTTTAATCCATCAATTAATGGAGTTTTTGGTCTCACATTAGCAATCAAATCTTTACGATATTGAATAGCATCAAAATATTCTTCTTCGTGCATAATTGGATTTCCTTTGTTATCAGACAAGAGTGTTCCATCTTGTTGAATTGTTGGGAACATTCCTTTCTTCATGTATTCTACTGGAATATTATCCAAATCTAAATCACCGAACTTGTCTTTATATTTTGAAGGACTTTTTTCTTTATAAGCTTTTAATCCTTCAATAGATAAAGGTCGTTGTATTATTTTAACCATTGTTTAAATTCTTATTTAATAATTTTTTACCCCCACCGACTAAAGAGGTTACATCCATCCCTTGTTGAGGGTTTGGTTGTGATTGTTGTTGTGCATTCATTGTATCTGCACCACTCATACCTGCTGATAATTCTATCGGACTTATTGCTCCTGTTGTTTCAAGTATCTTATTAAACAATATTCTCATATTTGGGTCTTTTAAGATATTTGGATTTGTTGCGATTGTTTGAAGAACTGTTGTTAGCGTAGTCATTACTGCTTCCTTATCAGTTGTTTCATCTGTAACTTCTACTTCAACTTCCCATTCAAGATTTTTAAATAATTCTTTCCATGTCTTATTTGAAACCTTTGATGGTTTAATAAATCGTTGATTACCTGTTTGAGCTAATTCACCTTTAATCTTATCCTGTTCTTGGTTCACGTCTAATCCTTGTGGTGGTTGACCTAATGGATTATTTAAAGACTCATAAACTAATTTCGCATTGTGTCGTCTAACTGCTTCGTTAGGTATATACATTGAATCAAGTTGAGCTATATCATGTGCATTTAGTGTCGCTGAAATTTCTTTTGCTGTATCCATTTGTTTTTTAATAAATGGAAGAACATATTTTCTCATCATTGCTTCAATTGCTAGACCTTTGTTTTCTGTCATCATCTCAAACAAAGAGTGAGATTCTTGATTAAGAATTGCTACTTGTCTGTAAGCTGTTCCTGATGGCATTGAACCTCCAGATATTGAATCTGGTGTAGATGTTATTTCTTTTCCTAGTAATTGCCATTGACTAGAGAAATTTTGTAAAGCACCAATATCTGTTGATTGATTATTTAATAGAGTTAGTTCATGGTCTGGTTCGTGAATAAGAATATCCCCAACTTCCATATTTAATAATACATTTTGGCTAACAAAGTTTCCGTCTGCTGTTTGATAAATTATTTTAGAAGCTAAATCTAATTGGTCTTTGATTTGTTTAGCTGTATAGTTTACCATCCATTGAGCTTCAAATAAGTGTTCTACTGCTCCTATCCCTTGGCTTCTCCCTTCTTCTTTAATTAAGTGAGTAATCATGTAAGGGTCTTTTTCTTCTCTACCCTTTAGTAAACAGAAATCATTATATTCGTCTGATTTTTCTGATTTAATATAAGTTATAACGTGCATTTGTTGAACGTAAATATCTTCATCTTTTTCATTATTTGTTAAAAGAGATAGTGGAAGTAATCCATGAAGTTCATATACTTCAATATAATCATTTTTATTATCTTTCTTTTCTCCGTCTAGTGTTTCACGTGAAGCAAGTTGGTCTATTATTTCTTTTACTACGTCTTGGTCGTAAGCTTTATTTAAACTTAATTGAGCTGGAGTTAAATATATCTTTTCTATTTTAGGATTATTCTCAAAGTCAACTGTATCAGAAATTAATCTATTCCATGATACATTTTCACAATGTAATTTACCTTTCTTTTCAACAAATTTAACAACAGCTGAACCATATCGAGCTAATGCTCTCCCCCATTCATTTAAGAAAGTTCCAAATGATTCTCGTCTCATCCATTCTTGTAAATGGATTGTAGCTAAGAACGCACCAATATAATCTTTATTCTTTGTTGCTTTGATTCTTATATTCTTTCTATCAATATCAGTTGCTCGATACCAGATATTTACTGCACCAGTAATAATATTAAAGAATGGTTTTTCTCTATCTAGTGAATCAAGAAGTCCAGAAGTATGCCTAGAGTTTAAGTAAGCATCTATTTTTTCTAAATTTTCGTATTGTGAGAAAGAAACATATTTACCAATGACTGTTTCGCCATTGACATAATCATCCTCCATTTCTCGAACTAAGTCTCCTGTTCTTAATGTAGCCATAATTTATTTTAGTTTTCTGAATATTGAATTGTAAGGTTAGCTGTTGAACTATCTAGGTCAACAAATAATCCATTACTAAATGCTCTAGGTGCTGGGAATTTTATTACTTGTGAACCTGTTGCAAATGTGTAAGTATCACCCATTTTTGTATTTGCGTCTAATCCACCAGTTAAAGTAACTGCTCCCCAAGAAGCATTATCGCAAGTTGTTGTAGAAGCATATTTTGAAATAACTCCTGTTGCTACTGTTGTTACTGTTACTACGTCTCCAGTATCATCTACTGCTGTAACTAAAGCACTATCGGCTGTGATTGCTGTTACAAGAGCTGTAACTGCGTCTCCTGCTGTTACCCCTCCTGAAACGTCTACTGCAATATGTCCTGCTCCAACTGAACTATTTGTATCAAATTCATAGACTTCTGTTCCGATTGTTATTATTTCTCCATCTGCGACTACCCCTGTAAATGTAATTGAACCTGTAGAAGCATCTGCTGTTTCATTATAAGCTGTTACCCCATCAACTAAAATCATTTTACCTGTTGTGTGTGAGTTTACTATTACACCAATAGCTTTACCAGCTCCAGTTTTTATGAGAGTATCATCTGCTATTGTCTTTTCTTTTACGCACATTAAATTATCCATATTTATTTCACCGATTATTATTTTTTAATATTAACCCTATTATACCATACTTTTAAACTTATCTTGTTGAGTTATTTATTTGTTTGAATTGGTTTTGTCTGAACTTATTTTGTTGAGTTTCGACCACCTCCCCAAATGTTGTATTCTTAGTAGTTGACGACATTGCATACCTAATTGCGTCCATAGAGTGATTAAATATATCCTTTGGTTTATTAAGTGTATTACCTTCTTTATCTTCTTCCCATGCGTAGTTTTCGTATTCTCTTATTATATTTTTAGAACGCTTAGTAACTGATATTCTTTGCCCTTGAACTATTTGTATACCATTTCTTATTGAATCAGCTCCCTTTTCTGCACCTTGAATCATTACTCCTTCACTTGCTATTTCATCTATTGATTTAGGTTCAGCACTATCAGCAATACATAACGCTTGCTCATTTACTTTAATTATATCCGCAATATCCCTATTCTTTAATTGATTTTTATATGTTATTTCATCTAAAATATATCCCCCATTATAATAATAAATAGCAACAATAGCTGTTGGGTCATTTGTATACCCAAAATCTATCCCATATCTTTCTAGCCTTGCTTCATAAGGTATTTCATCAATAATCCTCCAATTACTAAATATCTTACCTCTTACAACTTCTGGGACTAATCCTCTTACCATATTCCAATAGTGGTCTGGTTTTAAATGACGATAGTTTTCGTAGTTAGTAACTGATTGAGGTGCTATATTCTTTATATTATCTAAATAAGAAGTTCTGATATATAAAGTATCAGTTATTCCTTCTTTTAGTTTTGGTGTATAGAAATCTTTTAAAACTCTCCCATCTATAATAGTTGGGTCTAAATCAAACCAACGATTGATAATCCAATGTGATTTACTTGGTGGGTTTAATAATAAAATAATTGTAATATCTCCTTTAATAGTTCGGAGTGAGTCATCAAGTTGCATGAAGTCTGCTTCTGGTATTTCATCGGCTTCTTCAATAATAATACAGTTATAGTTAGCTAGAGATTTTAATTTAGCTTTTTGGTCTGCTGATGATTTACGGAATCCAACTGCGTTGATTGTATTCATTCCATACTTGATTGTCATAGTTGATTCATTTATATCAAGCGAGTCTTTTATACCATTTTCTTCTGCTCGGTCTAGTATTTCACGATAGATTGAATTACGTATATCTCCCAATACATAACGCATAATAGCACAACGAAAATACTCTGGTGCTGTTAATCTAGCATTAGCTAATTGAGATGCTACTGTTGAACGTCCAGCTCCACGACCACCCATTAGAATCATATATCTTGGGTGTTGTGTGAACATCGGTTCATACGATTTATTGACTATTTGTTTCAGTTCCGTCATCTTCTTTAAAATCAGCAAATACAATCACATTGCCTTTTATTTCATTACCTTTTGATGTGTGGTCTATTTTAGTAATTATTCTTTGCTTTAATTTATTATATTCTTGCATTGCTCTAATAGAATCAGCATCATTACCTTTCAATATTATTTCAACTAATCGTGCATCTATTACATCATCAGTCAACATCTCATTTAATAATTGTCTGCATCTCTTTTGAATGTAATCTCTTTTAATTAATTTAGAGCCATATGTTGACACATTATCATACATACGTTGATATGATGAGTCTTGTATTTTCTTGCACTTTCTCTTATCTGTGTCATTGTATTTTCCATCTTCATTAAATTCATATTCAGTATATATTTCACCATCACTATTTTGGTATCGAGCATCGTTTTTAACTGCTCCATCTAAATCAAAAGTAAAAGCATCTGCATATGCAAGGGTAGCATTTCCAAAAAACACTTTATTTTGAGTGTAATTTCTACAAAATTTTTCTTGTTCTGGTGTTAAAATTTCTTCCATTAATGTTCTAATTTATATTTATTAATACTTCTATCTAGTTCATACATAACTTTCTTTTGTATATCTTTATCTATATCTTGTTCCCTTGTTCCATCATCAACTGGAATAGTATGCACGGCTTCTTGTTCTTTTCCTTTATAAATAAATGAAGCCCTACCAACTAAATAAGTTATACCATCCTTCTTTTCAATTGAAAATTTATATCTTCTATCCATTTAGTATATTTTCCTTAATATTTCTTCTAGTATGTGAGCTTGTAAATAAGTATAAGCTTCTTCTGTTTCTTGTTCTAATTCTATTCCTGCTCTCCTTAAAACATAATGAGATAAATGAGTACATTCGTGGGAAAGAGTCGATGTTGTATCTAGCCAATCATTTGGATTATGATTAAAAATCATTATATATCCTGTCGGTAAATCTGTATATAATATACCACAACCAACCGTAACCTTATCATTATATTTATCTTTATTATTTTCTAATTCTGCAAGAGTTTCTTTTCCTCCATGAGAAAGTCTTTTTAGTGATTTTATATATTTTATAACTCCATCAATATTACCATTACAACAAATAATACAATGTTGATTATATGGTGGTATATCAAGATTGAATATTATTTTTTTACCAATTATAGATTCTATTTGTTTTTTGGTTTTCTTTTTCATATCTTTAATAAATCTAAAGCATCTTCATAATCTATAATATTTCCATAAAGTGAAGACGAAAGATTTTTAGCACTTTCAAACCTTACTCTAGTTTTATGGTTTCTATCTTTAATACTTTCAAGTTGTTTTCTATAAGCTTCTAATTCATATTCTAGTCTTTTAGCTGGAATATAAAGGAAATCATATACCCATTCTTTTACTCCTATTTCTGCTTGTTGTTTAAGGTGAGTATTTTCGTGAACTAATAAGTCTGGAGTTAAATCGTAATTAGTATAAATATCTTCGCCTAAAGCAAAGACTGTATTCTCATCTATATCAAAAAACTCTTTATATTTTTCTATGAGAGGAAATTCCACCTGTTTCTTTATCATATTATGTATTATAGCATACTTTTAAACAAAAAAACCCTATTTCTAGGGCTAGTCTGTATTTCCTACCGTCATTTATAAAAAATTATGTTTACGTGGAAACATATATATTATAGCACAGTTTTAAACATTATTTACTAATAAACTTTTCCTTCTCTTCCTCAACAATAGATTTCCAATCATAAATCCCAAACCTAGCCATTTCCTTCAATAATTCCTGACGACAAAATTTACATCGAGTATCATCTCCTGTAAATGAAGTTCCTGTTGTGCCATGGAAGTGTTTTATACAGAGTTTTGTTTGGTTCATAGATTTAATCTTTTATTAATAATGTCTATGTATTCGGGTTCTTTTTCTATTAAGATATATTTTCTGTTTAGATTTTTACAAGCTACTCCTGTTGTGCCACTTCCAGCACAGTTGTCTAAAACTAAATCTCCCTCGTTAGTGTAGGTCTTGATTAGGTATTCAAATAGGGCTACAGGTTTTTGGGTGGGGTGGAGTTTATTTAACCCATTTCCACCGCTAAATGTAAGAATTGTTTTGGGATACCAACTATCTCTAACACTTCTGTATTGACTTGTTTTTTTAACTCCCATAATTTCAGTCCTACTACCCTCTTTAATACTCACTGGCTTGGGTCTTTTAATCATTTGTGGGTAGTATTTTATTTTTCCAGTCCCAAACACGCATACATCTTCCGTTTGTTGAAGTGGTCTTATCTTTGCAACAAGGTGTCCTTTACCGCTAACTTTATCCCAAGTCCAACAATACTTAAACATCTTCACATTACTCATAACCAAAGCACTCGTAAAAGGTTGTGAGGCAGTTAAGACTATTGCCCCGTTATCCTTAATAATCCTCTTATACTGCTCCCATAATGGTTCAAAAGGAATGATGGTGTCCCACTTACAAGCAGTAGTTCCATATGGTAAATCACAAAGTATCATATCTATACTTTTATCAGGTATATCTTTCATCGCCACGAGGCAATCATCACATATTACTTTGTTTATAAAATCTTCCATTTTATTCTTTTCTATCATAATAATTTAAAGCAAAGCAGAAACCTATTATAAATATTATTGTTAATAATTTCATTCGCTATTCTCTTACCTTATTATATTTACGACTATTTAATTTGCTAAATGTTTTGTAACTTGTTGTGCTATTTCTTCTGTTAAACCTGTTTGCCAAGATGTTTTAAAGAAGTTAGGCATCTGTTCAGGCAACATATCACTATCATCATCAAGGATAGCATACTTCGTAACTTCTGAATGTTTATCAAGCCATGCTTTTATTTCTCTACCACGCTGGCAATTTTCTGCACCACTTGGTCTTGTATCATCATAAGGTTCGTACCCAGTGATATCATACAACTTAAATAATCTTTCGTTAATTAAATCAATGCTTCGCTGGTGGTGTCGCCAAGATGATGATAATACAATTTCACAACCAGTATCTAACTGTATTTTACCCACCAAGAATGACATATATTTATCTACTGGAAAGTAAGCGTCTTTATCAATTTTAAAAGTATCAGCACAATTTATTACACCATCACAATCTAAAAATAGGACTTTCATAATTTCTCTTCTTCAATTAGTTTCCTTTATTCTTCCCCTTATTTAATAGCTAGATTAAATGTGTGTGGGGGTGATTTGGTTAATAATGTTTATAAAATTTATCTTTTAATTTTTGCTCAAATTTTTGATATTTATCTGAATTAAATACCATCATTATTGGATACATTGGTATTAGTGCAATAAGTAATACTGGAGCAAAAACTGTGTAAAGTATAGCTTCTGGTATTCCAATAAAAATACTACCTAAAACTGTTTTGTCTTCAAAAATTTCTCTGTACTCATTAAAAAATGTTTTCATACTATTTTGCAATATACTTAAATACTGCTTTGCCTTTAGTCCACAATTTATAATCTTTCTCTATATATTTTGCTGTTTGTTTTAACCAATTTGATACTTCTTTAGCTCCTTTTGGAGAAAAATCTCCTAGACCATTTATTGTTATAATTGCTACTGTTTTTTCTTTAATCATAATATCTTATTTCCTAATCTCTGTTAATTAATAATTTTAGTAAAGTGCTTGTGGGGAAACCAGACACAAGTTTTAAGCCACTTTAAGATTTCAGTATTAAAGCACTTGTTATTAAGTCTGACCTAGGCGTTGGGATTTCTCCCTTTCCCCCATAAACACTCTACTTAATCTCTGTTTACATACCTATGGACTAGATAGGGATGGGGTAATAATTTAATCTACACATTCAGCACACAACCATTTTTCGTATGCTAACTGTTTACTTAATGGAGTAATAAAACCTTGCAAATAGCAGATTGTATTCTTTCCACAATTTTCG